GATCGGGATCGTTGATCGTGATGTTCTCGACGTCGTTGACCAGGCGCACTGGTTCGGCCAGGTCGGGGTGGCGGATCTCCAGCAGAGTCAGGTACGGCTCGTCGGCGCTGGTCGCCAGCAGGTTGCGGCGCGCCGCGTCAGAATAGGTGTGTGCCATATCAGCAGCCGTAAAAAAACCCGCTCGAAGCGGGTTGCAGTGCTACGGGAGACATCACGCTAAGGCAGCACGTATTGAAGGTCCGGCGCAGGCGCGCCCGTGAGCCGGCCGACTGTCGCGCAGATCACGGGCAAGTCATCCTTGACCAGCGAGCACCGATCCAGCGCGACAACCTCGCTCCAGGCGCCCGCCCTCATATCGTCGACGGTGGCCGCCAGAAGCTGCGCATGCCAGTCCAATAGCATCCAACACTTGACCGTATCTCGCGCCAGGTCCGCATCCAGAAGACCAATCCGCTCGGCCAGCCGAGGCCAAACCACCGGCTGAGGTGCGACCAGCATGTTCAGTGCGGCCGCGGTTCGCCCCACGGGGCCCGAGGCCGCCTGCGCCAAGCGGCCGCAGGTCATCTCGGCCGTGATGGCCATTTCTGCGCCAATGGCGGCGGCAATGCTTTTCGCTTCTTCCTGCATGCGTTCATCATCCCGTAGTCTGTTCAGCCGGGCGTTGTAGAGCGCGCCCAGCAATATGGCCAATAAACCGATAAAGGCGCCCAGCGCATTTCCGAACCAACTCGGCATGTCTTTCTCCTGTTTCGAGGAAAGACAGCTTAGCCCAGCGTCTCGATCTGCACCTGAGCGAGCCAAACACCAGCGCCGCGACTAGACCACCGGATGTCACCACCCACAAATCTGGCGGGACGTACGGTGCCATCCAAGGTCTGAAAATCAAACCAACCAGTGCCGCCCTGAATCTCATCGCGCGCCCAAGCGTCGAAGGAAAGCCGATCGCCTAGAGAATGGACCATCAGCGTGGCTTCGCGCGTCACAACCGGTAGCGACCGCCTCGGACGTTGTTTGGCAATACCGCCGTCCATCTCCGTGCGCAGCACCCCATAGTCGGCCGAGTCCGCATAGCCATTGAGCAGCAACCGGACAGAGCTGGGCAATGCGGCCATCAGATGTTCTCCAGCTGGCGGCGGATCGGGCCCTTGTTGCGCAGATCTTTCAAGACCACGTCCACGACGTACTTCTCGCCGTCGAAGCGCGGTGCCGAGGCCCGCGCATCCATCGGTTGAGACGATTGGTTCACCAGGTTTACCTGCACACCAGCCACGGCTCCATCGCCAATTCCAGCGGGCGCACCCGCAGGCCCGGCATACCCACCATTGGCATACCCATTCAGGCGATCCAGAAACGAACGACCCAGGCGCATTGTGGACTGGGCGTTGATTACATACTCGCCGGCGTGCACCACCCCGGCCACGTCGTACTTGGCGCCAGGCCCGGTATACCCACCTTCCGACAATCCATTGGGGAAAAGTGAACCCAGGCTCCATGAGTTGCTGGTGTTGGTGCTGGACCAGTTGTTCATCAAAGGCCCGATGAGTCCACCCAGCAATCCCCCGATGTTTCCAGAGCTACCAAAATCTCCCAGCAAGAATCGTGTCAGCTGAGAAGCAGCCAGCTCCGACGCCATGCGCGCCAACATCTGGCTAAAGGATGTCCCTATATCATCGAAACTTCCCGTGATGAAACTGTAGAAGGTGTCGCCGAATGAATCCTGGATGTTCCGGGCCGCTTCGAGAGCAAATTCGCTCATCTGATCAGTGCCCTGCTCAGTGACCTTTACCAGCTGCTTGATGCGCTTCTCGTTCTCTTCCCAGACCTTTTGCTGCTCGGCATAAATATCCAACACCTGCGCCTGAGCCAGAGCCTCATCCTGCTGAGCCTGCGTCCGGAAAGTGATACTTCCTACCGAGATTTGTGCGAGCAGTTTTTCGTACTCGGTTTCTTTACCGAGCAGCGCAATGCGCTCGTTCATCTGGGAGATCAGCCGCTGGCCTTCGTCGAGCTGAGTTTTTGCAGAGGCTGGCTTCCCGCCTCCCGACCGCGGTTTCGTCAAGTCCAGCGTCTTGATCGTGTTGTCGGGAAGCGTGACACGCTGCATCCGGGTGGACTCCCATCGCCTGCGGTTCGCGCGAGCGTCATAGCGCTCATATGCCTCGCGTGCTGCATCTACTGCTTTCGCCGCATCTTCATACTCACCGATGCCGACTGATGCAAGCGTTAGCTTCGCGCTCGCTGCCATCCGATCCCACACCACCATGAGGCCTTCAAACTCGTCCATTGTCGTGGCGAGCTGCATTCCCAGATCATCGAACCACGTCCCGAGACCATTGAATTCAGATAGCTCCTTCGCCTTTTTCTTCAGTGTGTCGGTCTCACCCCATGCTTGCTTGGTCAGATCGATGAAAGTGTTGAGGCGACTCGCACCCTCCGCCAACTGCGGCACGAGCGCCTCAGCCAGAACGTTCGAGAGGCCGGTCGCCTGTCCGCGCAGAAGCGTTAGCTGCCGATCAAGATCTTTGGCAGCAGCGACAGTCTCATTCGATAACACCTGACCGGTGCGCGAGGCCTCGTCGCCGAACTCTCGCATCCCTGCCGCGTTGTCGACCAACAGCGGAATAAGGAGTGACGAGTCGGAGGCCATGGCCTCCATGTAAAAGATCATCTCCGACTGCGAAAGGCCGGCTTTTTCCAGACTGGAAACGTACAGGCCCAGCGCATCCTGGCCTGAGAGACCGCGGAATGCATCAGCAGTAATTCCCACCCTCGGCGCAATTTGCTCGAAGAAATCCTTCATCGGGCCGCCGCCAGTGGTAATGAAGTCCCCTACACGGTCCTGCACGTCCTTCAGGATGTCGGATAGCTTTTCTTGCTCAATTCCGACCTGGCGGGCCCCATAAGACCAGCGTTGGAACATCTCTGGCGTGGAGTTCGTCAACGTCGAAAGCCGATCAAGTTCTTTGCCAGCCTCCGCCATTTTTGACGTCCAGGCTACGAACGCCACACCGACCGTTGCCGCAGAGGCCGCGATCGCCTTGCCCCACTTATCTGCAGTTGCCTCCATTTCCTTCAGGCGCTTTTCCGCACGTTTGGTGTCGGTTTCGAACGCGCCTGTTTTCATGAGCAGGTCAATAACAATCGATCCGGCAGTCGCCATGGGTCACCTGGGAGGTTTCAAACCAAACGCGGCCAGCGTTTGCAAGTCGGCGTTGGAGTAGATGTCATTCAATGGCTTTGTCAGCCAATCAAATACCGCATCGGCATTGCTGCGCATGCTCGCGGCAACCGCGGTAGCAGGACGGTGGTAGCGGTGGATGTCGTCAAAGGGATGCTGCTCGAAGAACTCCACCCATGCGAGAAACTCAGCATGAGTCATCGCGGCTTTCCACTCAGCGATAGTTCGTCCGCCAAGTGCCAGGGCAAGGACATGCCAGAGATATCCCTCGCCCGGAGCCGCTACGGCTTTCCCTCGGCGTCATCTCGGCCCGGAGCGTTGACGCCAAGAACCGCCTTCATCAGCGCATTCGCACCGGCAGCGGACAGCGTGGCAGCCTTGTCCGACGACAAGACCGGCTCACCACTGGCGGTGCACAGGCTTGACGCAATAAGTTGGGCTACGCACCGCAGGCGCTCGCTTTCGTCGGGCGACTCCTGCGCCAACTGAAAGCGCCGGAACTCGGTATGCGGCACTTCCTTGAAATGCAGCGTGTGTTTGCTGCCGTCGGGCAACTCGACCTCGCGGGCGTGCACCTGCGCTGACACGAAGAATTTGGCGTCCAGCATGGCTTAAGCCGCCTTCCGGGTGAACGTATACGCGCCCGAACGTTGCAGGGTCAGGGTGCCACGCACGACTTCGTTGGTAGCGATGTCGATTGCCAAGTCCGATACGTACGCCGTGAACTCGATCGTGGTGCGGCCGATTGCCCCAATCTCGAAACCGCCGCTGCTGTTGGCGGTGGGAGTGCCGGTCCCATCGGACAGACCCACGAGCCATTGCGTCTTCACGCCCGACGCCTTGAGATCAAACAGCGCTTGGTGGCTTGCCGCCTGGGGGTCCAGGATGAAAGGAATGGTCACCGTACCGGGGTTTCCGAGGCCAGCGGTGTAGCTGCGGTCTTCGGTCGCCTCCAGGCAGGTGTCATCGATCTGATCACGGGCGCCACTGGTAACGCCCTGAATGCCCGTCGGGCATTGCATTTTCATCACCGCCAGATTGCTGGAGGTCGGGTCGATCAGGAACAGATGGGTGCCTTGGGTTTTCACGCTCATGGCGGGCTCCAATAAAAAAGCCCGCCAGGAAGGCGGGCTCGAAACTAAGTTCTGGAAGGGTTAACGGTTGTGGATGAAATCGGCTTGCAGCGCGATTCGGTACAAACCCGTTTCGGGCTCGCGGGTATTGATGATGATTCGGTTGACAATCCCAGCATCGTCAAGCGCCGCGCGCACGGCGCTGGCCAGCTGCTCGACCTGAGCCTCGGCAGATCCGTCTGGGCCGGCGTAACAGTCGATCTGGATCGTGTCCGCATCCGAGGGTGGAGCGCCGCTCAGCTGCACGTGCGGGTCGCCCACCACCACAAACCAGGTCACATACGGCGTCTGCGTGCCCTGCGGAGCGCTATCGGAACCGAAGATGCGCGGATCGGCGCCCACCATGGCCAGCACGGCAGGCGTGGACAGCGTCTTGTAGACGTCGGCAAACATCACGGCCCCTTGTTCTGCGCGGCCAGTTTTTTGACCACAAGCTCGATCCGGCGCACGAGGTCCGCGCTGACTACGGCGATCACCTCGGCGCCCTTCTGGCGAACTGCCGGCCGAATGGACGGCCGTGCCACCTGCTTGCTGGATCCATACTCCAACAGCGCCGCGCTCTTGCGCACTGTCGGAACGCCGCCGCGCTTCTCCGGCTTGCGGTTCGGATAGGCCTTGCGACGCACCCGCACCAAGTA